TTCGGCGCTGCGCCCGAGCTGCCGGATGGCACCCCCGTCACCTACCAGTCGGGTGGCGTGCTGTTCATCAAGCGGTACGTCTACAAGGTCTACGGCCTCGCGTTCGCACTGACCAAGGTGCTCGTCGAGGACGGTGACCACATCCGCATCGGTCAGACCTACGCGAAGCATCTCGCGCAGTCGCTGATCGAGACGAAGGAGACGCTGGCCGCGAACGTGCTCAACCGCGCGTTCAACGGCAGCTACCTCGGCGGCGACGGCGTGCAGCTCGTCAGCGGCTCGCATCCCATCGTGACCGGCACGTTCTCGAACCAGCTCACGACCGCCGCGAACCTGTCGCAGACCTCGCTGGAACAGATGCTGATCCAGATCCGCAACGCCGTGGACAACAACGGCAAGCGCATCCGGCTCCAGCCGAAGGGCCTCGTCGTCGCCCCCGGCAACGTGTTCCAAGCCGAGGTGATCCTCAAGTCCGTGCTCCGCGCTGGCACGGCGAACAACGACATCAACCCGATCAACTCGATGGGGCTGCTGTCGGAGGGTCAGAAGAACCTCTCGCGTCTCACCTCCGCCACCGCGTGGTGGGTGCAGACCGATGCTCCCGAGGGCCTGAAGCTGATGAAGCGTCGCGGCCTCGAAAAGAGCATGGAGGGCGACTTCGAGACCGACAGCATGCGGTACAAGTCCACCGAGCGATACGACCTCGGCTGGACCGACCCGCGCTCGGTCTACGGCACGCCGGGTCTCTGACCCGAAACTTCCCCCGGCGGATTTCATGGTCCGCCGGGGGTTCTTCTTCCACTTCCGGCAAGCTCTTCAAGGAGAAGCCCAATGCCTCAGTTCAGCGACGACCTCTACCTCGGCACCGCGTTCGCGGGCGGTCGCGGTCCCGTTTCCCTGCTCCCCTCCGGCTCCGAGGACAGCGAGCCGTCCCCGATGGATGTCGGCGTCGGCCCCCTCGGTCGCATCTACGTCTTCGACATCGTCCCCGCGACCGCGTCGAACACCTCCGTCGTGAACGCGCAGGCCGTGGCCGGTGCGGGCGCGGTGACGCTCGCCTCGACCGCGCCGATCACGCTCGACCGCACGGGGCGCTGCCTGCGCTTCGCGTCGTCGAACGCTGGCGACACGACGCAGACCGTCACCGTGACCGGCACCGACATGTACGGTCAGGCGATGTCCGAGACGCGCACGCTCAACGGCACGACCGCAGTCAACGGCACGAAGGCATTCTACACGGTGACTGGCGTCGCCGCTTCCGCTGCCCTGACCGGGAACCTCTCGGTCGGCACGCGCGATGCGTATGGTCTGCCGGTGCGCGTCACCGACGTTGCCTACATCGTTTCGGCCAAGTGGGACGGGACGCTCGCGGACAACGCTGGCACGTTCACCGCTGCCGACGCGACCAGCCCCGCGACGGCGACCACGACTGACGTGCGCGGCCTGTTCGCGCAGACCGGCAACGCCGCGAACGGCACGCGCCGTCTGGTCATGGCGATCGCTCTCAATGCTCTCGCATGCGGCCCGAATGCGACGAGGGTGGGAGCGTTCGGCGTCAATCAGAACCTCGCCTCCTGATAGGAGGCGAGCATGCGTCCAGTCAGCGTAACCATCACGGGATCGCCGCAGCAATCTGCTGTGATCGTGCCCGACATCAACAAGTCGCCTTTTGCCATCGGCGCGGGCGTCAAGGTGACCGGCACGATCACATTTCAGGTGCAGCACACGTTCGATGACGTGTTCAGCGAAACATTCAACCCGGCCACAGCGGTCTGGTACAACCATCCGACGCTGACCGGGTCGTCGAACGTGGACTCGAACTACGCCTTCGCGGTGCGCGGCATTCGCATCACCTCGTCGGCTGGGACCGGCAGCGCTACGCTGACCGCTGTCCAAGCTGGCCCGACGTAAGGAGAACACGCATGAGCGTCGTCGGAGCAGGCGGCTCGATGGTCGGCGGCGGCAGTTCTGTGCTGCCCGTCGATGCCATCTACCGCGCCATGATGGATCCCGAAGAATTCAAGCGAATCGCGGATCGCGCGAATTCCATCATGGATGAAGCGGTGCGCGGCGCGGCGGCGATCCGCGAGAGCGCCGCCATCGATCTAGCGCAGGCGAAGAACGAAATCGAGAAGGCGCGCGAGGAGGCAAGCGGGATCATTGCCGAGGCCCGCGCAACGGCAGACGAGATCGCGAAGAGCAGCCAGGAGGCAGTTGCCGTCGCCCTGGCCGAGCTTGCCGCCGCGCGCGAGACCAAGGCTGGCCTCGAAGCGGAGATCGAGAAGCTGACGAAGACCCGAGCGGATCTGAAGTCGGTCGTCGATGCCGCGTTCGAGGAGCGCGAAGCGCTGGTCGCGGAGTGCGAGCGGCTCAACGCGATCGAAGACCAGCGGCTGGAAGCCGAGAAGCAGGAGTGCGACCGGGCGTCTGCCGTCGCGAAGGCTGCGCTCGAAAAGGCACAGCAGATCGTGCGCGAAATCCGCGCCTCCATCGAAGCATGGGAGAAGTGAGAAATGGCTGTTCAGTTTAATGTCGCAACGCGAAACGCTCGTCTTGATCAGATCGAAAGTCTCAATGGAACATCTTGCTCCCTTGAGATCAGGACCGGATCTCCCCCCGCGTCTTGCGCCACCGCAGGCACCGGAACTGTCTTGGCTACAATCAATCTCCCAACTGACTGGATGGCTGCTGCTTCTAGCGGCAGTAAGTCTATCGCCGGTACATGGACGGACGCGAGCGCAGATGCGACCGGGACTGCTGGCTACTTCCGCGTCTACAACAGCCAAGCGACGAAAGACAACACGACGTGCTTCATGCAGGGCACGGTCGGCACGTCTGGTACCGACATGACCGTCAACTCGACGAGCTTCGTCGCGGGCAACAGCTTCACCGTCAACACCTTCACGCTGACTGACGGAAATGCCTGATGCCGCGCTATTTCAATCGCACGCGAATGACGACAGCCACGACGGGGACGGGCACTATCACGCTCGGCTCCGCATCGACGGGCTATCAGTCATTTGCGGCGGCTGGCGTAGCGAACGGTGAGACCGTCCGATACGTCATCGAGGACGGGGTCAACTGGGAGATCGGCAGCGGCGTTTACACATCGACGGGCACGACGCTTTCGCGCGGCGTTATCAGTTCGAGCAACTCGAACAATGCGATCACGCTCACTGGCGGCGCTACGGTTTTCCTCACGATCTCCGCAGAGGATCTCAACAAGATCGAGCCAGCGGCTGAAATGTCGCTTCTTGATAGAGGGGTGGTCTGATGGCATACGGCAGCATAAATCTGACCGAAGGCTCTGGCCCGAAAGCCAGTGCAACAGACACTATCGGCGGGCAGGAGTTTCAGCGGCTCAAGGTCGTTCACGGTGCCGAGGGACAGGCAATCCCGGTCGTCGAGGAGACGCCACTTCCCGTCGCGGCCTACGGTGAACTGATCGAAGCCATCGAGGCGATGCGGATGGCGGTGAACACGCTGACCCGCACCATCGGCCTGCTGACGGTCGATCCTGCGACGGGGCGCCTGCGCGCCGAGGTGGTCCAAGCGACCGCCGCGAGCTTGTTGGCGACAATCAGCCTGTCGGCGAACCAAACGCTAGCCACGCTGAGTAACCAGACGCAGATGGGCGGCTTCGCCGCACAGGACCAGATCCCTGCGCTGATGCATCTCCAGGCGGACAACCTCCGCCGCAACATCTCGGTGACCTGACATGCCGACCACGAACGGAAACCGGAAGATCCTCGACCTCAAGCGGTGGGAGATGGTGACTGCTGCGCCTCAGGCGACAGCGGCGGCGCACTTCATCGTCTCGTCGCGCCACTACCGGCAGCAGCAGTTGCTGGTCAGCAGCAACACGGTGGCGCATCTGTACAACCCCAATGAAGACGGCTGGGTTCAGGTGCCGTCGCCCGCTCTCGCGGGCACGTTCGGCGCTGGTGCTTGCGGCGTGGCGGGCGCGTTCTCGACAGGCGCGACCGCTGGCGCATCGTTCCTGACGGCGACCGCAGGAACGACGACGACCATCACGACGAACCAGACGCTCGCGCGTGATCTGCGCGGGTACTCGGTCTATTTCGTCGGCGGCACGAACGCGGGCAAGTTGAAGACGATTGCGTCGAATACCATCGGCGCAAACGCT